GCTGGGATAATCTCTACAACGCATACCGAGAGGCAGCCCGGGAGAAATGGTTCCGGGATGACGTGGCACGTTTCACGGCACACCTCGAGGAGAACCTGATCCAGCTCCAGAACGAGCTCATATGGCACACTTACAAGGTCGGCCGGTATCGCGAGTTCTATGTATACGAGCCCAAAAAGCGCCTGATCATGGCGCTGCAATTCAGGGATCGGGTGGTACAGTGGGCCATATACCGGCAGATCAATCACATTTTCGACAAGCAGTTTATTTATGACTCATACGGCTGCCGCGTGGGAAAAGGAACGCATCGGGCAGCTGACCGCCTTCAATACTGGATGCGGGCGGTCGACAGAAAGCCGGGTGATTGGTATTACCTGAAGCTCGACATAAGCAAGTATTTTTACAGGGTGGATCATCGGGTACTCATGAGCATTTTAAGACGCAAGATCGAGGACGAGGATCTCCTCTGGCTACTCGACACGATCGTCAACTGCGAACATACAGCCTTCGGACTTCCGCTGGGTTTAAACCCTGACCAGTGCGACAAGGCTGACAGGCTTGTGGAGGTCGGGATGCCGATCGGCAACCTGACGAGCCAGCTATTCGCCAATATATACCTGAATGAGCTGGATCAGTTCGCGAAGCACGAGCTCAAGCTCCACTATTATGTCAGATATATGGACGACGTGATCGTCCTCCACCCTGATAAAAAGTACCTTCACGAAGCCAAAGACAGGATCGAGACATTCCTGAACGAGGAGCTCCGGCTCCACTTGAACAACAAGACGGCCATCCGGAAAACGAAGGCCGGCATCGAGTTCGTGGGCTTCAGGATCTTCTCGACACACCGGAAGTACAAAAAGAAGTCACTCCGCAAGCTCAAAAGCCGCCTTTTCTATGTGGCCAAAGAGTACGCGGCTGGGAGCAAAACCTTTGATCAGGTCAATTCCACGGTTCAATCGTACTACGGGGCAATGCAACACTTCAACAGCTACGGCCTGCGCCGTAAGTTATCAAAAACGCTTGTATTCAAGCGAACGACACCAGAAAGGGGGGATCCGGATGAAAAATCAGTGTGAGGGAGGTGGTTTTCCGTGAACGACATCAGCACGGCCATAGCTGTCATTGGCTGCGCCTTATCCATTGCTGGCTTTTATGTGGGCCGGGCAACGGCGCACAAAGCGGAAGGAAAGGAGGCGGGGAGTCTGGCCACAGATCTCAAATACATCAAGGAAAGCGTCGACCGCATCGAGACAAGGCTGAGCGATGATGTAAAGCGTCTCGAGGGCAGGATCGACGAGATCAGCAAGCAGATGACCGAGGTCGCTGGTACTGCTGCCCGGGCTCACGAGTCCGCGAAAATGGAACACAACCGGCTCAATGAGCACCTCGAGCGCGATCATGGGATGACCGTGGTCAAAACCACAAGGAGGTCGGGATCCGATGAATAAGCGCGTATATCCTAAGCCAGCAAAAAAGAGGCTCGAGTTCTCGAAGATCCTCGCCATATGGGCCGCTGCCGTCGCAACCATTACGGTCGCGGCGTCTTTTGTTCTTGCCGCCCATGACAAGCAACCGGTGAGTGACCTCGCAACGGTCATATTCACGTCCTGCATAGGGTACTTGATCACCTATGCCGGGAAATCTGCCTATGAAAAAGGCAGCCGCAACAAGCACGGGCTGGACGAAAACGGGATCCCGTATCAAACGGATCCAGATAGTTCACTGAACCAAAACGATCAAAATGAGGAGGTACAGTCATGATCGATTTAACACCCATCATTAACGCAGTTATCGCGATAGCCGCAGCCGTGGCCACCGCCTTCCTGATCCCGTGGATCAGGAGCAAAACCACAGAAGGCCAACGCAAGGAGCTCGCCGCATGGATCAAGATCGGCGTCGCTGCTGCTGAACAGCTTTATGCCGGCCAAGGCCGGGGCGAGGAGAAAAAGGCGTATGTCCTGAAGTTCCTTGCGGATAACGGGTACTCTGTCGACCTCGAGTCGATCAACGCGATGATCGAGGCAGCCGTGCAGCAGCTCAACAGTGCCGTCGGCCTCACCATCGACTAACACAAACAAAGGGCCCGTGCGGCCCTTTTGTCATTTTTAGGAGGAATTGACATGGATGAAACAAGGAATGTTTTGGGCGTAGAGCTCAAGGAAAATGAAAAGGCCACCGCGGAAACAGCGGAGGAGCTCAGCAACGGAAAGGGTGAGGACGATGAGTAATAGTTCACTGGTTCGTTATACCAAGCTATCCCCAAACTGCACAAAGCCGCGTAATCACGCGATTGACACCATCACAATACATTGTATGGCGGGCAATTTGTCAGTAGAGACCTGCGGCGAAGTTTTCGCCCCGACTTCCCGACAGGCGAGCAGCAATTACGGCATCGGCAGCGACGGCCGCATCGCACTCTATGTCGACGAGGCAAACCGTTCGTGGTGCACTTCATCATCGTCTAACGACAACCGCGCCGTCACGATCGAGGTCGCCAACAACGGAGGAGAGCCCGACTGGCCTGTCTCAGACAAGGCATACGCTGCCCTGCTCGACCTCGTGACCGACATTTGCAAGCGCAACGGTATCAAGATGCTGCTGTGGAAGGGCGACAAAAGCCTGATCGGGCAGGTCGACAAGCAGAACATGACCGTTCACCGCTGGTTTGCGGCCAAGGCGTGCCCGGGTAACTACCTGTATAACCGGCACGCTGCCATTGCCGAGGAGGTCAACAAGCGGCTCAATGCAAGCACAGCCCCGTCCACTGACTCCGGCACCCTGTACTATGTGCAGACTGGAGCCTTCTCCAATAAGGCCAACGCTGACGCGCAGCTCGCAAAGGTGAAGGCTGCCGGCTTCGACGCGATCATGAAGCAGGCCGCAAACCTTTACAGGGTACAGGTCGGGGCATATTCTCAGAAGGCGAACGCGGACGCTATGGCCGCAAAGGTGAAGGCTGCCGGCTTCGACACATATGTGACAACGACCGGCGGCACGCAGGTACAGGCCGGATCCGCGCCTGCTGCTCCTGCTCCAACCATTCAGGTCGGCAGCAAGGTCAAGATCAAGACCAGCGCCACCAAGTACAGCACTGGCCAAGCGATCCCTGACTGGGTAAAGGCCAAGACCTACACCGTGCAGCAGCTCGGCAACGGCAAGGCGTTACTCAAGGAGATTGTCAGCTGGGTGAATACCGTCGACCTGACGCTCGCATAAAGCACCATAAGAAAACCCGCTCTCCGGATGTCCTCCGAAGGGCGGGCTTTTTTCTATTGGCCGACTAATTCGCCGGCAGCTTCAAAACCAATACGAACACGGACTCCATGACATAGATCCGGGTGGTGTTCGGATTGACGCATTTTGGTGGAGACGAGAACGCCAAAGCCGAACACTCCGGCGCCCCGTCTTTGTCACATCCGTCAACCAGTTCGAGCGTCACGCTCGTCCTTTCTCCGGTATAATCATACACGATCCGCAGCTCGTCGTCGTAAAGATACACAGCCCGGACAAAGGCATCTATGATCTGGATCCTGAAGCGTTCGCTCGTCACGTCGCCTTTGCCGAAGCGCTTGATCCAGTAAATGATCTGATCCCGTGTGAGGAGGGGCTTGACCGCCTTCTCCTTTTCGATCGACACCTGAAGCTCAACCTTTTGCTCCTCGAGCTCCATCATCCTGTTTTTAGTGGTGGGCGTGATGATCCCCTGTTCGATGGCGCTGACGATATTCTTGAGAGCCTTCTCCGTATCTTTGAGCTGCTGCTCCAGTGAGCTCAGAATGCTCATGTCGCGCTCTCGCTGCTGGATGGCCACAGCCTCGTCGGCGATCTTCTCGATCACCTCGTCGACCAGCACACGCTCCAGTGTCTCCTTGACAACGGTCTCCTCGAGCCAGTCCTTGCCGACCGGTCTCTTTGTGCATGTCTTTCCTCGCTTCCGCTTCGAGCAGGTATAATAATTATATTTCCGGCCGCTTTTCCCGGTGCCAGACTCCCCGATCATCGGGTGTCCACAATGACCGCAATACAATTTACCGGTCAGGAGATAGTCAACATCAGACCATGAGGAAGCCGGAGCCCGAGCGATCTGCGCGATCCGCTCCTGAACCCTGTCGAAAAGTTCTTTGTCCACGATCTGAGGTACACCTCCCTCAATCCTCACCTTCCCGTATTTATAAACCCCGATGTATGCCTCGTTTTTCAGCATTACCCGGAGACTGTTCTTGTTAAAGGCAGCGCCCCGGGAAGTTTTCAGGCCCCGGGCATTAAAAGCCTCGGTGATCTCTCTCACGTTGAGACCAGAGGCGTAAAGCTCAAATGCCTCGCGGACTATGGCAGCGCCGGCCGGCTCGATCGCGAAGCGGTCGTCGGGCCCCTTCTTGAACCCAAGGGCGAGCCTCCCGTTGTTTACCTTGCACTCCTGCGCATTATCATACATACCGCGCTTTATGTTTTCGCTGAGGTTTGCACTGTACCATTCGGCCGTACTTTCAAGCATACCCTCGAGCAAAATGCCGGCAGCTCCTTCAGGGATCGGCTCCATGGCATAGATAACACGGACACCGTGCCGACGGAGCCGGCCCTTGTAGACGGCAGCGTCCTCTCTGTTCCGGGCAAATCGGTCGACCTTCCAGCATATAATGAGCTGCACCCGGCCCTTTGCGGCGTCCTGTATCATTTTTTGAAACTGCGGACGCTTGTCCGTTTTACCGGTGAGGGCTCGGTCTGCATATTCGCCGATCACCCGGATGTTATTCTTCCGGCAATAGTCATAAATATCACGGAACTGCTGCTCGATGCTGACATCCTTCTGGTTGTGGCTTGAGTACCGACCGTATATGTAGGCGGTCATCGAATAGTCAGATACGACCTCTTGCTCCGCGAAACCAGCGCGCGGCGTCATACATCCATGTCGGTGCTGCCACCTGTTTCGGCGTCACCGATCAAGTCCCACCTGCGGACGACGCTCCCGTTTTTATCGTAGAAGCCACCGCTCAAGACGGTAAATATGTCGATCAGCCAGCCAATGCCGAAGCACCCGCCTGTAAATGTCCATATCAGGCCCGTGCCTATCTTGCCGACATAATAGCGATGAACACCCACTACTCCGAGGAGAACACAGAGCGCCAAGGTGATCCCTCTGCTTTTAGGGGATGTCGGGCGGTCTGCGGTGGGCACAAATAGAGGCGCGCCTGACGAGGATCCACTCTTTGAACTCTCTGAATAAGAGAGGCCGGATCCCGGAATGCCGACGGTCGTGGTGCGGCGCCCTGACGTGTTGATCGTGTGTCTCAAGCCGGGAATGCCGAAAGAAATGCCCGCGCTCTTCGCTCCCAAGTTCAGCCGGACACCCGGCAGGATCTTCTTGCTTTTCCTAAATCTTAAACCCATGAGAATACCTCCTTGCGCCTCGCCTTCTGGCGGGGCTTATTTTTTTGCTTTTTTCGCTTCCTCGTCCAGCTCGAACGCCCGACAAAGGAGAGCGGTCTGTCGCCTGACATCGAGTGACTCGAAGATCTTCAGCAGCTCCACGGCCTGATCCGAGAGATCTGTTTCCTCGACATGCCCGTTTTTCACGATCAGCGTGGTGGCACGATTGCCTTGAACGATGGCGCTGTTCTTTACGTTTGTAGCCACGTTGACGACCTGATCACCTTCTGTCAGGTATTTAGTGGAGACCTCAAAATAATCAGCTATTTTTTTCAGCGTTTTCGGCTGCGGGATGGCCCCGTTTTTCCATCCGTTCGCAGTAGAACGCGAAAGCTCCAATATCTCGGTGAGTTTCGTGACCGAAATCCCCCGAGATTGGCA